GCACATGAATAAAGATTTACCGACACCAGTGCCAGCAAGTGCGATGTTAAGAGTTTTGTTAGAGACACCACCAGCAGTAATCTTATTGAAGTATTCAAGATCAAAGGCGATCTTACTTTCGACTTTGTGATAATATGCGTAGCGATCTTGGTAATCATCTATGTAATCGTGTCCAACATGATTGTCAAAACTGACTGCTAATGCATCAGACAAAATAGAAGGAATAGCATCTCTGCCCTTCTTTTCATCCTGACCATCAGCAATCTTAATACTCTCCATCAGTGCCAAATAAATGGCACGCTCTTTACACCACTCTTCTGTGGTATCAATTGCCCATTGAAAGTCTACATCAGACGGATCTAAAGATGCAATAAGTTGTTCACACAACTTAAACTCATCTTGAGTTATGTCTGTCCTTTTCTCAAGTTCAATAAAGAGAACTTCTTTAAGAGGAAGACTATCATACTTGGTAATGAAAGAACCAATTTCTTCAAAGATTACCTTGTCAGTTCGTTCTTCAAAGTATTCTGCTTTGATGAAGGGTAATACTTTACGAGTGTACTCCTCACGATTTAGCAGGTTCTTCAGTATCGTCAGTGGAACCCTCTCCGCCATAAGTAAACTCCATTCGTGCAGCAGCATCAAGATACTGCATTAATTCGTCGGTAAAATATTTTTCTGGTTCAGCATAAATTGTTTTGGCATATGCTGTGGTGCCATTGATTTCGTATCGAGACCCAACTTTCTTGACGATACCATGTTTTTCAGCAAGATCAAGAAGACCATAATAACGATCAAGTCCACGTTCATCATAAAATAGACGAACTTCAACCTGACGATTTTCTCTAGTCAAACGCGATTTATTTGTCTTTGCCTTGATAATGTTTCCAACGACTTCTGTTCCATCCTTTTCTTTCGCCTTGCTGAGATAAATGATGGTAGAAGCAGCGTACTTAAGACCACTACCGCCACCCATTTCTTTTGTAGGAACGTAAGAGCCAATAACATCGTAGGTGTGGTTTGTAACGATAAGAGGAATATTTGCTTGCCCAAGTTTTAGAGTTAGCATTCTAAATGCACCCTTGACAAGTTGTGATTTTGTCATATCACGAACTTGTTTGTCGTTGAGTACGTCAGTGATCTCTTTCTCAGTGGAAAGCATTCCCAATGAATCTAGCACAAACATGCAAGGTTTGCGCTGATCTACAGGTTTCTTTAAGTATATATCTACTGCTTTAAGTGCTTTGTTACGAAAATCTTCAACTGTTACAACATTACTAACAACTAAACGATCTGTAGCAACACCACGACTTTCTAAAAGCGACTTTGTAATTGCTGCTTCGGTATCAAAATAAAGAACATATCCATCAGGATTACTGTCCAAAAAGTTCTTAACTACAGCCAAACTGAAGAAAGTCTTGCCTGTTGATGTTTCTCCTGCAATTGCAGTAATCTTATTTCCTGAGACCCCACCAAAGATAGACCCACTAACCAGGGCATTAAAAATGTAAGAACCTGTGTCAACGTAGGTTTCCGTTTCATCAATTTCAGATGCAACATTGGTGTATTCATCTTTAATTTCCTTTATAATTTCTTTTAAAAAATCCATAATATTATTCGGGTAATCCTATTATAGCATCATACAAAAAAACTTTCAAGTGTAGATGTCTTTTCAACCGACCATCCAATACTATCTAAAATAGCTCTCAATGGTTCTAAGAATGCTTTATCAAACTGGGTATCATAATCGACATAAGGAAGTAAACCAAGTTCTACAGGAAAATCATTAATAAATGAAATCACATTTTCATGAATTGGATTTGGTTTTTTAAGCATAACAAATTTAATTTTCTCACCATTGTTGATGACATTATACTTTTCCCCAAGTTTTTTACTCCTAATATGATGATTATAAAGAAGTGCTCCTCTTACATGTATTGGACTTCCTTTAGCATAAATTGACGAATTACTTTTATATTTGTCAACGTCTGAAACTGTGCGGGGGAAAGCAATGTCTGCAGGAGAAAGTTTTTTAAACTGTGCTCTAGATTTTTCAATAAAGTCAATTACATTATCTTCAGTTCCACTCATCATAATCTTGAGTGCATCTTTAATTAGTGAACGACAAGGTGCAGGAGTTGAAGACTTGACTGCTTCAATACCCATAATCTTAAGTTTGGGTTCAGTAAATCTAACACCTTCAATGTCCCAAGCATTAAGAATATATCGTTTCTTAGCAGTCCAGATACCACGTTCAGCAATTGTTTCTCGCTTCATGAACATTTTCTGTTCGTAAGCGTTTACATAATCCGCCAGTTCTTGGTAAGAACTTTCAATATATTTTTCAAATTCCATTTGACAGATCTTGTCAAGGAACGAAACAATGTCCTCAGTAGTTTTCTCTCTTCCTTTGTATACACGTTCAACCAAAGGACCCAAATTAAGATAAATGCTATCAGTATCTGAAGCAACCACATAGTCAACATTATCCGTCTTGAGGACATTGTTTATATATGAGTTCATCTTCGCTTCGATCCATCGTATACTGAACTGACCCCCGAGAGTAATTGCTTCAGCATTGTCCAACTTATAATAACGAAAATAGTTATTACCGATAGCACCATAGGCACTATTAAGTTGGATTTTTTTCGCCATCTGGATGTTGTTACATCGTGCAATTTCCCGTTCAAGTGCCTTAGTCTTCTTTTTTTCATACTCTTTTTTTGCCTCCAACATTTTCTTTTTGAAGATCACACGTTCATTATAAATTCTCTCCATCAATACTGGAAGGAACCCACGTTTCTTAGTTGTAAACTGTGCCCCATTAGGGCATACAGTCACACCATCAAGAGAACTAAGATCAACTTCTTTATTGAGTAGTTTATCGACACTGACCCCAGGAAACTTTTCATCAAGAAGAGTTTCTGGAGAAATGTTGTATTGCATGATCAAGTGTGGATATAGACTGTTCAAGTCGAAACTAACAATCCAATCGTACACACCAGGAATTGGTTCTTTTACATAAGCACCAGCATACTTTTCGTTTTTACTTTCGTCTTTCTTTGGAGGAATAACAATGTTCTTCTTTTTAAGATCATTGTAAATGATCATGTCCCACATGCGAACCTGATAAAAAACATCGTTAAAGTTTACCTTAGCATCAAATGCCATGGTAACTGCTAGTTCAACAAGTTTCATCTTCTCCTCAAGTGCGTCAACTAGTCGCACGTCTTGGATGTTATACTCTACAAACTTCTGCCAGTTCTTGGTATAAAATTCTTTGAATGTATCAAACTCAGAGTGATCTAATTTTTTCTTACCAAGTTCAACTTCACCAATATAATCTAGGCGATAACTTTCTTGAGCTTTGTAAGTGAACTTCTTGTAAAGATCCAAATAGTCAAGTACAGTAATACCGCCAATATCATATACAACGTGAGGACGATGATTGACAGTAATATCCTCACTAGTCACAAGACCCCAAGGAGATAGTCTTTTAACTGCCTTATCGCCAAGAATTTTACCAATACGTTTAGCAACGTATGGAATATCATAAAGCGTACAGTTCCATCCAGTAATAACTTCTGGAGTATTCTGCTGCCAATAATCTAGAAACCGATTAATAAGATCATACTCATCTTTGCATTCAACATAAGCAACTTCAGGATCTGTGTTATTGAACGCACCTTGCCCAAAAGTAATAATTCTTTTATTAGAATAATTTTGCAAAGTAATGCAAAGCATTTCCTCATCACAATTAGCAACTGTTGGAAATCCTCTTTCAGAGGCAACCTCAATATCAATAGTAACGAGTTTCATCTTTTTAAGATCAAACTCAATATGATCCTCAGGATATTTTTCAGAAATATACTGGTAGATATACCGAGTGTTTCCGTAAATTTCAAATCCTTCTACGTTCTCATGGGTTTTAATAAATTCACGACAATCCCTTACACTACCAGGTTGGATTGACTGAACATAATGCCCCTCTAGGGTTTTGTATTTTGTTTTCTTTTTGCTAGGAACAAACAAAGTTGGTTCAAATTTTTCCCTAGCAATAAAACTTTTACCATCCTCAAATCCACGAACGAGAAACTCGTTCCCTACCATCTGAACGTTTGTATAATACCTCATTCAACAGTCAACGATTGATACTTGTCCAAAAACTCTTTGTTGGGATCCACAATTGTTAGAATACTGTCAGAATGAATCATCATTTCTGTCTGGTTTGTGAATGCATTCATCCAGGGAATTAATCCTGTTTCAGCAACTACAAAAGGTTGAGTAAGTTTACAATCAGGTTCACCAAGTTCAGATGGCATCTCTTCAATTCTACTAATAAGAATAATATTAGTTTTTAATAACAAAATCTTGATCATGGTAAAGACAGCTTCTGTGCCTTCAATTCTACCACTGCCTTGCGTACCTTGTCAACATATCCACTGTTGCGTAATTCTTTAAATACAAGATTTTCAAACCCATATTCACCATACTTATCGAGTGATGAATTTCTTGCTGTATTTAATTTTTTCAAAATTGCACTAAGACCAGTTTCATTGTTTCCCCTAATCAAAGTATCAATTTTGTTTTTTATATTATTTGCCTTTTTCTCCAACTCTGCCTCATCAAGTTCACCCTCAAACTTTTGTGGTTGTTGGACCCATTTGTTTTTTAGTATACTATAAACTCCCTGACTTTTTCTTCTAGTAACTCCTGGTTTTTCCAGGTATGGTTCTACATCTGCACCATAAACTTTTACGTCATGCGTTAATGACCACAAAGTTTTTTTGTCTTTAAAGTAATCGTCCAACAATTCAGGATCACATTGTGGAAGATACTTTGGATCAACAACCAAATGTACATCAATATCAGAATATGATGTATAGTTATATCCAGCATTACCTCCAAGCATCAACACATCTTTGATTGCTTTGCTATCGAGTTCAACATACTCTGCAAAAGCATCAGCAAATCTAAGAAGGGCAGATCTGATATTTGCCTTCAGATCATACCCATCCCAGAATGTTGGATTTAGTTGATCTCTAAATTTCAGCGTCAGATTTTCATTTAATTTTCGTAAATCTGACGCTGAAATATGCCTCCTTATACGACTATACAAAACACTTCATTCGTTTTGAAGTATTTAGAGGTAATCTTTTCTTCTTTGTTCTTCAGGAATTACTTTATTAAAGTCAATGTAAATAACTCCATCAATATGATTTACTCCAGTAATAACCAAATCAGTAGGCATTTGCCAAACACGACTAAAGCGACGGAAAGCTAATCCGCGATGAATGTATTCTGAAGTCTCAAAGTCTTCTTTGTAACCTTCAATAAAAAGTTTACCTTGTTCAGTATAAACTTTTACTTCATTTCGTTTAAATCCTGCTACTGCCATCTCAAGACGATATCCTTCTTTAGTCTTGAGAATATTGTGTGGTGGATAGTTTGTGTTGGAAATAGATTCCAAATACGTCCTTGTTTCAGGCACGCTAAGTGTAATTGAATGTGAACCAAACATAGTGACCTCTTTGAGCGTCTAGTGTTGAATGTCCCTTGCGGCGACATTACTAATTATATAGGATCCAATAAAAAAGCGGGTCGTGAAAACCCGCTTGTCATATTCGGTTATCACTGTTCAGTTCGCTTTTTACCAATATTGTATTTGGTTTCCAACACCCATTCACCTTTTTCTTTATACGCAATCACTTTAATTTGATTAAGTGGTGCAATATCAGAAATAGTATCTGGTTTAATAACTTCAATCAATCCCCAATCAGCTAGGAGTTGAATAATTCTATTTCTTCTCTGAACATCATTAATGCTAAGGTTTGCTTTCTTACCATCTAATGCAAAAAGTTCTTTA